TTATCTGACCTCCTGGACACCAAGAGACCACAGCGCGTACAGGTACGCACCCTCGATCTGCTCAGGAGTCTCGGGGTTGTCGTGGAGCACGAACGATCCGGGCCGCCGCCGCATGGATGACTCGGCACAGGCCCCGGTCTCGGTAGCCGGGACCAGGCCGACCTCAGGGTCCTGAAACTTGAGGCCCTTCTGAAACCACACGGTCACGTACTCGGTTAGAGTGCCGCCGAAGTCCTTGGGCTCGGACAGCTTGTAGGTCCGCGCCGGACCAGGGAAGCCGCCTACCTCCTCTAGATGCAAAGTTGCAGTAAGCACGCCTAATCATCCTGTTCGTCAAAAATGTACTCGAGTACGGCTACGCATCCAGCAGCGCCTAGTGCGTTAGCTCCACCGCCACCAGCGGGGTAACCACCGGCCTGCCCGGCGTTGCCGCCGCCGCCTGACTGGGAGGTCTGCCAGCACCACGGGTGCGACTTGCCGGCCGGTACCATGCCTGAACTACCTCCGGTTGAGCCCGATCCGGCTCCGCCCCCACCTCCGGCTAGTAGACGAACCGGTGCTGACGTAACGCTGGTGCCTGGCTGGCCCGCAGAACCGCCAGAACCACCGCGCATATAGCTGATACCCCCTGAGCCTCCGTTGAGTCCGCCTAGGCCGCCTTCCGCCGTAAGGTAGGTCCCGAAGCTCGAACCTCCTCCGTCCCCACCTGAGCCCCCTCCGGCACCGATGATCACAGCGACCGTATCGGTGAGGTCGGATGCGGGGATGCGCTTCTTGGTCATGACGGCGGCCCCACCGCCGCCGCCTACCGACGAACTGCCGCTACCCCCTGCACCGCGGATAATTACGTCAACACCGAACAGCCGCTCTGGTTTGCTCCACTCGCCATTCGAGGTGAAAACCTTTAGCTCGATGCGCATTAGCTCATCCGCTCGATCACGAAGACAATCCCTGAGCCTCCGTTACCTCCGCGGCCACCGCCGACGCCGAGGCCGCCACACGCAGAACCTCCGCCACCTCCGGCCGGGTATCCGCCGTTACCGCCAGCGGCGTTGCCGCCTTGGCCTCCACCCCCACCGCCGCCGCCAGTGGCGACGATCTTGGACGGGGACTTGCCGGTCTCACCGGGATTGCCGGGGTTGCCTCCAGGGGAGATGCCACCACCGCCACCGACTGTGGCAGGGGTGAGCTGTGTGGAGCCGGCACCTCCGCCACCTCCGCCGCCGTTCAAGTCGAACGAACTGGTCGAATGCGTCGGGGGGATTGTGGCCTGGTTCTGGAAACCGCCGCGGCCTCCGTTGCCGCCAGGGACCATTCCGATACCACCCAGGGCGATAGGGCCGGGGTTTCCCCATGCACCACCCTGGCCGCCGCCGGCCATCAACCACGGCTCATCGGAGGAGCCGACCTCAGGACCAAAGTAGGTGTGTCCACCACCGGCACCGAACGCGGCATCGGACGGGGCACCAGCTCCGCCAGCACCGATGACAATCTGAATCGGCTTGAACGTGCCGTCTGGGAAGGTCGGCAGCAGCGCAGCGGAAACGCTCAGATGCGTCTCACCACCGCCTCCGCCGCCGCCACCGGAGCGGGCACCGAACGTCAGGGCATCGTAAGAGCCGGACGAACCGCCACCACCAGCCCCGATAATGATCACGTCGATGGAGACGATGCCGGGGGTTGGGGTGTAGGTGTTGTTGGAGGTGAAGACCTTCGCAACACCCTGGAGGATAAGCTGTTCGTAGACTTCCCTAAGCTCGGTGATCGAGCGGGAATGGTCGTTGATCGGATTCAGAACCCGGTCTGTCAGCTCAACCTCGACACCCTCGAACTTGCTGAGCGTTTCGCCGGACATCAGCGCCTTGCCGATATCCGGCGTCATCAGCCGACCGAAGTTGAACTCACCACCGCCAATGGTGATAGAGCCGGTGTAACCCGGCTGATTAGGTGCAGTCATTTAGATTCCCAAGGACGCAGGCGGCTCAGGCGCCGTCTTGTCCGGGACGTTCACAGCAATGAAGCACCTAAGCTCATGGATATAATGGATGGCGTCGGTGAGCGTGGAATTCGTCTTGATGTTCTCGCGCTCCAGCACGGCAATTCTCTTTTCCAGCGGCTCGACCAGCGAGACCGCGATTCGAGTAAGGACCTCGGCCTCATCAGCCTCAGTCTTTTCCGCAGCCGCTTCGGCGACGTTCGTATTAGCCTGCGTGAGCTTGCGGTCGAACAGCGCGGTGACGATGCCGCCGACCACGCCAGAGCCGGCGATGACACCGGCCCATTCGTAGATACTCGTCACTCGGCCCGCCTATGCTTGCCGACGTACTCCTCTACATTCGACTTGATCTGCTCCGCCACCGAATCAGTCACGCCATTCTTGGTGGACTTGATGTCCATCAAGTTGCCGAACCCCAGGACAGCCACCACCGCCCACACGACCTGTGCAGGTAGGTCAATGCCCAGGCTGATAGCGATCCACGCAAGGTAGATCAGGACCCAGTACGCCTGGGTCACGGTGTTCGCGTACTTCCTCCACCAGGGCTGATTCTCGATAGCAGACCGAAGAATGTCGTCAAGATCCACAAAGCCTCCTCAGTCTGTAGTTTCTTCCGCAAAGTCCCGAGACGGCTCGGGGTCTTGGATGTATCCGAAAGCTCGGTACTGGGCGATAAGCGCCTGGTTTTCTTCCTCGGTGAGCTGTCGGATATCTGGCACGCGCACCGGTTCAGGCTCGGGAACGTCCGGCCCGTGCCAACCGGCAGCGGGGTTGTAGATGTGCCGCGGCCCGCGTGGTGCAGGGTGAAAGACCTTCTTCTGCTCGGGGAGCTGGCTGACGTGGATATGTCCTGATTCATCAGCCAGCTTCACCAAAGCGTCCCGGTGGATGAACCCACACTCCACGAGGTGACGCGACCACTTCTTGTACAGCGACGGGTGCGTCATCGGACCATCCGGCATATTCCTTAGAGCCCAAAGGAAGTGCTGTTCAGGGTCGTCGTAGTCGATTTCGTCTTGTGTGGGGATCATTGGCGGGACCTTCCTTACACGAGGCCGGCGTCGTGGAAACCAGCCATTAGTTCTCGAACTTCGTCGTACAGCTTGAGCAGCGGGTCGCGTGGTTCCTGGTATCCGATTTCGATCTGCCAACCCGAAGGCCCGTTCTCATCCCAGGTGTATCCAAGCTTCTTGACTCGCTCGACAAACACCGTGTTAGGGACCGGGTATCCGAGAGGTGCAGTACCGACCCGAGAGCCCAACCAGAAATCGCCGTAACCCGCGGGGCCGACGTAATACGGGGCAGCATCGGCAACCTTGATCGTGTGCGCGATATGCGCCCGTGTTTCCCACTTCTTCGCACGCAGCGCCATAATTGCGCCGAGGGTGTAAGCGCGGTCTGCGCCTTCTGCCCAACCCTCGTAGTAGTGGTAAGCCCCAAGCTCCGCCGCCCTATTACCGTCACCCCACCACATAAATGCGGCTATGACATCTGTGTATAAAGGTGACAATATGGCGTCAACCGCACCGCCAACCGGAGGGATACCGATTGCCATAGCAATCAGATCACCCGCCATGTTTACGGCTGCCTTGATGCCCTCGTTTACGCCTGGGGCTGAATGTCCACCGACCATGTATCGAACATCAGTGGCCTCGAAATACGAGAACTCACTTTCCTCGATACCGGTATAGATACCTTCCTCGAATACGACCCACGGGGCCGAAGGGCGGGTTCCCTGCCAGCCTGGAATGTAGTACTCATCCGGGAAGGTGGGATCACCCGTGAACACGTTGATGCCCTCGGTGAGGCCATCGTTCGCAATCGAGATGTAGGCGCGCTCAAGGCCGGTCAACAGGTTGCCACCGAAAGAGGTGCCCTGTCGCCACCCCGAGTTGTCCACAATCTCCCACACCAGGCAGCCGGGGCGGAGATTCGCACCCTCCCACGGCGGGGGATCACCGGGCAGGTATCGACGGCATTCGATGGTGAGCTGAGCGTCCTCCAGAGCCCGCTTAGCGACATCGTGGAATGTCTTGAACCTCGAGAACACTGTCATGGTGTTCGAGTGGTCGCCAGCGAAAGGAAACGGCTTTATCGCGTGCCGCCACGTGGACATGTTGAAGTTGAACCACTGCGATGGGTCGCCGGGGTCCTCGGGCAAAGCCCAAATCGACGACTCAAGCCGCATGATGTTCACAAAAAGCGTCAGGCTAAGCGCCCACTTAGCCGGACCAAACAGCATCCAAACCTTGGGGAACTGGAATTCAGCGGGAAGGAACGGGTTAGCCCAGCAATAAATGTGCTTAAGTTCCTCGTAGTCGTGCTTAAACGTAAGCTCGACATACGCCGACCGGTCCTTGTTACGGACAACCTTGTAATTGTCCATACGCCCGGACCAGCGAGCACCTTGCTTGTCGAACGTGATATGCACGTTCCGCTTGGTGCGGCCCTTGAAGTCCATCGCCCACTTGGCGAGGTAGTGGTCCAGCGGCAGCCGAAGCCACGCGGTACCGGTGTCGTTCTCCACGAACTCGAACCCGTGCCCAAGCTCGCCGGCAACCTCACCGCGGAGGGTGTAATCACCATCCCAGAGTCGGATCTGAGACCGCTTGAGACGCATCGCCTCTCGTGCGGCCTTACGCTGCTGTGCGCGTGCCCAAACCTCTCGTGCGGCCTGAGGAGAACGAATACTCACTCAAGCCCCCACGGACGCGACCAGGGGCGTGGAATCATCAGCGTGACGACCTCGCCAGCGGCGCAGCCGGTCACGGTCAGCTCGAACGTGTGCTTCTCCGTGTACGGAGGGACCGGGTGCCGGAACCGGACGCCGTTCATGCGCGCCCACAACGGAGCGCCGTTGTCGGCAACGACCTGTTCCACACGGGGATCGGTGTCCACCGTTGCGTCCTCGCCGGGCATCAGCGTCGGCATGATGATTCGCCGAGTAGCCAAGCTCGGGTCCTCGAATGAATAGTCCGGGACCGTCCACTTAGCCGGCGCCGGGAGAATCCAGCGCAGGAAGACGTACTGATCGGTGGGATTTAGCCCGTGCTTACCGTCGATTGGATCGACGGTGATTTTGATGGTTTCCGTACCGCCACCGGTGGTGTCGGTCTTCGTCTCGGCGAAGTACTCGACATCATCCTCGTACCAGAAAGGGTCACCAGCGATGCACACCATTCCGGCGCGATTAAGAGTTTTACCCCGAGGGTCGGTGTGAAGCGAAATGTCCGGCTGCTCACCAAGCCGCAGTTTCAGGTAACGAGTACCCGACTCCGGGGTGGTGATGTACAGCTTGCAGTCACGGTCGTAGGCCCACGCCTTACGCCACTCAGAATCCCGGCTAAGCCAGGAACCGTGATTGTCGTTAAGGATCTCGACGCCGAAAACAATGTCCCGGCGGAGGATGCGGTGAGCTAGATATCGGGCGCCGGGGTAGTTACCCGGCTCCTCGTACACGACCTTGACTGGGGGATCGTAGAGCCCCGAAACACCAGTGCCCAGGTACACGCCCTTGTCGCCTGCACCTGGGCCAGCCAGTGTGAACTTTTCGCCGTTGACTCCCTCGAGTTCAACGACGGTCTGCAACTATTTACCTCCCGATGTAACGCAACCTGTTGCGGTTCTCCTCGGTTTGCTTGGCCTGGAGTGCTTCATCCATCGTCATGACGTTGAAGACGTACTGGATGCCTTCGTTCATCACGCCGCCAAGCACGCCGCCGCCTGCTCCGATATCGGAGAGGAATTGGTCAGTGGTGGCCTTAGCGAAGTCCTGCGGGATCGACGCGAAACCGGACTGGTCCGCTATCTTGTCGATTTCCCCCGACATATTCGCCACGCCGAACACTTCCCCGAAGTCGTCAGCCATCAGCCGGAGTTCGCGCTGAACGCCGGACCAACCATCCTTGAGGCCCTTTTGAAGCCTCTGCATGATCGTCAGACCCTTGGATTCAGCTTCCGGCGGGATCTGCTCGATTTCATCGAGGATCGTGTCGTAAGCCTCGCCCCACTTGTTCTCGTAGGCCATCTTCTTGGCCTGCATGTCCATCTCATCGGCCTGCTCCTGGAGAGCGTCGATTTGCTCTTGGAGCATTTGCTTACGACGACGGTTCTCCGCGGTGTCGGCCATGTTGTCGAGACGGCGCGACTCCATTTGAAGCTCATCAGCGCGGAGCTGTAGCAGTTCCTTTTGCTTCTTAGTTGCGTCGTCCATCTCGCCGTACGCCTTCTCGGATACGGCTCCAGCATTCTTGACGGACTTAGCGGCCTTCGATGTCTGCGACGCAAAATCATCTACCGACGACTTGTAGTCGCCCACGATGATGGCGATGTTGATCTTCTGCTCATCTCCGAAGACCTGTTGCAGCGCGTCAGCCAGCGACTTAGCGGACTTGACCGCTTGTTCCTGCTGGGCGTCGATGCCATTGGCGAGGCCCTGGCCTACGTTCTCGCCGTATTCATGGAAGACCTTGGACGGCGAGTTGATCCCGAGCACGGACTTAGCCGCGTTAGCAACAGCCGAGGCCACGGTCTTGGCCGCAGACACGGCGGCGCCGATCATCGACTGAATGCCGTTGATAAGGCCCTGGATGACCTGCCGGCCGGCCTCCATCAATAGCGAGCCGGCATCCGAGAAATTACCGGTGATCGCGGCCTTGATAGCCTGTACGGCTTCCGGCACCGCACCAGCGGCACTGCGGAAAACCTCCACCAAGGCAGTCACCGCGCCGATGAAGACCTGGAAAACGCCCAATGCCGCCTGCACGCCAGCGGTCACGAAAGGCAATGCCATCGTGGCGAGCTGTAGCAAGTTCGTAGCCAACTGCGTGATAGCCGGAGCGTTCTGCACCAGGATTGGGAGCAGCTGATTCAGCGCATCCGTGAAAGCGACGATGAACCCGGTCAGAGCCCCCTGAAACGCAGGGTCCTGCATCATCGTGGAGAACGCCATAGCGACCTGCTCAAGCGCCGGTCCTAGTTTCGGAAGCGCCTGATTGGCGGCGTTAGCCAGCGTCGTAAACAGCGCCTGCAAACCGGGCGTAAGCTGCTGGACGGCCGGCCCCAGCGTAGTCATCGCCGTATTCAGAACCGACAAGCCGTTATTAACCAGAGAGGTCAAAATCGGCTCAAGGGTCAGAAGGGTCTGGCCTAGGTTCTGGAGGAAAATCGAGAATTCCGGCGAGACCTGCACGCCGAAGCTCCCGATAGCCTTAAGCACCGAATCGGCGAAAGAAATCAGACCCGGCTCCAAGGTCTTAAGGACCTGGCCGAACTGGGTAAGGAAATTACCCATCGTGCCGCCGAGCTGGCCCATCGCTCGCACGCCGATGGCGTAGATGTCGTTGAACAGATTTCCGAAGCCGTCCGAGAACTGCTTGAGTCCAAGGAACATCTTGTCCATCGACCCATCGGCCACCAGGGCGTTTACTGTGGCCTTGAAGTTGCTGGCCCAGGTATTCATCGACTGCGAAAGCAGGTGGAAATTCTGGGAGCCGACTTCGTTAAGCGTCAGGAACGTTGACGTAAGGTCCGAGACGTACGGCTTAAGATTCGTGAGCAGTGTGCCCGTGTTCGCAAAGATCGTCTCAAGCTGCTGCATCCCCTTAACGGAGGTGACAACATCCACGACGCCTTGCGACATGTTCGCCATGCCGTTAGTGATCTGGCTAAACCCGGTCTCGAACAGCGGGAACATCGACTTGAGCTGTGCGAACTGCGGGGTAAGCCGCTCCTCGAACACGCCCGAGACGACTTCCTTGAGCCGGTTGAACTCAGGCTCCAGGGTCTTAGCCGCACGCTTGATGCCGTCCAGCCCCAGGGCGACAGCGCCAGCGGCCAAGCCGACAGCGCCCAGTAGCGACGGAAGCGCGGTCAGCGCGCCTGAGATGAGAGCGCCGGCCGGAGCCAGCAAAGCGAGCACCGCGGCCGACAGCAACAGGATTCGGTTCCGGTTCCGGTTGGCTGCGGTGCTGTTCTTGATGAATGAGGGCGTAAGCCGGTCCACCACCGTGCGGACACGCGAGAAACCGTCACGCACCCTGTCGAGTACCTGACGCAAGCGAGACGACTCATCCCGGATGTCGCGCTGTAGCTTGTGAATCCCGCGCAGACCGCGGACCGTGCCCGTGAACGGCATACGCCCAAGGGCGCCGATTGCCCGGCCTGTGCGCCGGACGACCTTCTCGATGTCGATCTCACGGCGGAGCTGACGGATACGGTCAACGCTCACCCGCCCGGCTTGCCTGGACAGCTCGCGTATGCCCTCCGCTGAGCGACGCGACAACCCATCCAGGTTGACCAGCGCCCTGCCGAATCGGTTCAGATTCGGAAAGATCCGCCGGTTCTCAGCGTCAACGTCGCGCAGCGTCCTGGTAAGCCGGCCCCAGGTGCCATCGACCAGGCGCGAGTTGCGGGCGTAGTCACGGAACGACTGCACACCACGGCGCAGCAACGCATCCGAGTTGACCAGCCCGCGTCCCAGTCGGTTGAGGTTGGGGTAGATCCGCCGGTTGGCCTCGTCAATCTCGTTGAGCGCGGTCGAGAACCGACGCGCCGACCGGTCGATCATGTCCACGTTCGAGCGCAGCGCACGGAACGCCACACCCATCCGCGACACGTGCGGATTGGCGCGCCGGTATTCCTCGGTCTGACGCCTCAGCGCTTCACGGAACTCGTTGAAGCCCTCACGGGTGGTGCGGACACCTGCGTCGATGTTGCGCAGACCACGGCGGAGCCGGCCAACCGACGCTGTAGTCTCGTCCATCGCGGAGCCGAGTCGGCGTACCCGGCTCACAGTGCCGTCGAGGGCGAACCCTTCGTCTCCAAGCCCGGCCAGGGCGGCACGAAGGTCCCTACGGAATCGGCTGGTATCCGGGACGACCCGGATAGAAACGCGGCCGACCTCCCTGCCGCCCGGACTCGTCATTACTTGCCTTCCTTCATCTTTCTCATCGCCTCGAACTTCTTCTTGGCGATAAACGCGAACGAGCCCGGCTTGTCCGCCGAACTGCGCTTAGTGCGTTCCGGGATCGGGAATGGCTCAGGCGGCTTACGAGACGACTTAGAGTGCGCGCTAACGTATGTGTGATGTAGCGACCGGATCGCATTCACAATCGCCACCAGCGTGTAGCGGGATTCGTCCCAACCTCTGAACTGTTGACCCCCACGACGCTCCGCCACAAACGCGGAGCCCAACGGCAGACCCTTAATCAGCGAGTACACGTATCGGGGAGTAAGGTCGGACTCCGGGTCGAATATGTCCCGGAGGTCCACGCCGTAGTAGTGCTTAAGGTCGGGGACTAGTACCTCGCCGTACCTGTCGATCAGGTCAGCGAGGACTCTGCTTCCCCCGGCTGAGTCGCCTTCATCCACATCTCGAAAATCTGGAGAGTCAGCGCCAGGTCGTCCCCGAGGTTGTCAACAAGCTTCTGGCCCAGGTACCGGGAATCCGCGACCAGGACGATGATGTCCTTAGCCAGGTCAGCGGACTTGCTGAGGAAATCCATGCCGGCACCGGCGGAGGCGCGTTCAGCGTCCTCCAGCTCATCCATAGAGTCCATCAACGCGAACACCTGCTCACGCTCCCGCTTAGGGACGCGCAGCAGGTTGCGGAGAACCACCCTCTCACCCTCACCAAGCTCGATGGTGATCGGAGCGAACTTGCGCTCAACGTCCTCGCGGAGCTGGTCGAGGCTGTAAACATTAGTCATCAGGCAGACCTTTCAGAAAAGAGAACGGCGGGCATAAAGATGTAAAGGGGGGAGGAAGGCCCGCCAAGGAAACCTCCCCCCCAGCCTCATCACGGAGTGGTCAGCGGAAACAGGTCCTCGTTAATCCACTCGTACAGATTCAGCGCGCCGTGCTTGAGGAACGTAGCGCGGACCGGCAGCGCGGCGAACTCGTCGTTCGGCAGCGAGATAGCGTCGTCACGGCGGATCGACGCCTTGGGCGCGTAGAAACCAAGACGGAGGTCACCGTCAACGATGATGATCAGCAGTGCCTTTTCGACCGGCTGAGTCTGGCCGCCTGCGACGCCGAAGATGCCCGGCGTGGTCGAGGCGTTCGCGCCGTAGTACAGCTCGAAACTCGCCGTATCGAACTGGTGCAGAAACAGCGTCAGGTAGTCGGCAATCTGCTCGGTCTCGACCTCACGCAGCGCCGCGTTCTGCCAGGTGCCTCGGACCTCGGTCTCACCGCCGTCGAAGCCGAATTCCGGCATTTCCTCTCGGCTGGTGTGTCCGATGGTTCGCCAACCCTCCAACGGAGAGCCGGCCGGAGGCGACGACTCGTTGAGCTGCGCCAGAGTAAGCGCGCCGATCTCCGCGGGAGTCGGAGCGGCGGTAGCGACATCAGCGATGTAGACGTAACCGCCAGCCGCCGTGAAAACGGCATTGTCGTTAAAAGCCATTTAGGAACTTCCTTATGAATTGCGAGGCGGGCGGATGCCAAGCTGAATAAGCCCCTGAATGCGCCAGGAATCCTGGAACAGAGACGAGAACTGGCGAGCACCCATGTTTTCGTTGATGGAATGCAGGTAACCGGCTGGAGTTTGCGTCTGGTAACGCACCGCGTCGTACAGCGCCTCTAGAGCGTCCTCGTACAACTGCTCTGTCTCCACCAAACCCACATCGCCGTAAGCGGTCAATTCGATGACCGGTAACCCGAGCTTCGTAGGGTGGTTGCGGTTACGCGCACCCCCGAGACGGCGGACATTCAGCATCGGGTACGTGCGGTCTTCCACGTCCTCAATCCATGACCCGACCTTCACGTCAGGGAATGCCGCTCTTAGAATAGGCACCACAATCTTCTGGACACGAGGCAGTAAGGACACTAAGCCTCCTTATCCAGTTAGACCGGCTGCACCGGAAATGATGTAGAGACCGCGAACCCACCGGGGCCGCGCATTCTTAGGGCTGCTCCAGTGGCCGAACTCGACCGCGCCGGGCGCGGGACCTTCAAGATTCACAAACGAGTCCACGTCACCGCGGGTGGTAGTGACTTCGTGGTCTGTCTCGTTGGTGTAATCGCGGTGCCGGAGCAACGTAGATTCTGCCTTGGCGGCGATCTCCACGGCTTCTCCGTACACCGAGACCTTAACTCCCTCGATGTGCGAGACAACCGTGTTCATCGCCTTCTGTGGAATCAGCGATACACGCGCCATCAGTACCTCTTGATCGTGTAGTCGATGTGCGCCGTACGGGCGGAGCCGTTGAATATCTGGGGCTTACCGAAAACCACGTAGCGCCCACCGCGCCATTCGATCTGAGATCGCGCGCCTAGTACGAACGGAAACGACCTAGGCAGCCGCATCCGGTAAACTTCCTCGGACTCGAAGCCCTCGTTATCCTGCTCGGCGCGCCGTGCCGCTGTACCGGACTGGCCCTTAATCTGAATCGTGGCCTTAGCGGGAATCGGTGTTGTGGAGACGCGAGTCCTGATATTCCCGTCCTCGTCCTCGTACCGCTCCTCTTGCTCCGCGAAGATCAAGATGTCCTCGCGGCCTCGATCCAGCAAGCTCACCGCGGCATCACCACGTTCGGTACGAGCTGGAACATGCCGCCGCCGTAGCGGTAACCCAGGAGAGACCACTCCTCGGGCAGGATTTCCAGCTTTCCGCTGGCTGCCTCCTGCGCCATCATGTACGAGTAGTTGCCGTCCGATTCCTGCATGAACCCGTTCGGGTTTCGGACCAGTCGGAGAACAGCCTCAACCTCGACCAGCTTTACAACATCGACATCCAGATCCCCCGACGCGACCTTTTGGTCCAAGTCGGGGATCTTGCTCTTGATCAGGATTTCAACGTCACCCAGTCGGGCATTTACCAGCGCGGCATCTTCATCAGTCAGAGGACGGCCTAGACGAGCCTGCACGTCGGTAGCTTCGGCGTAGGCCATCACTCAACCTCATTCTTCTGTTTTGGATTCCTCTACTGGAGTCTCAGCAGGCTTACGGCCCTGCCTGCGAGTCGGGGTTTTCGTCTTAGCCGGCTCATCTGAATCGGCCAGCCGGTAACGGCATCGGAGCGCCTGCTCCTCCGACACCGTTACAACTGACCCATCAGGGAAGATCACCCGAACGATCTTCTTCGGCTCGAATCGAGCCACCATGCTTACGCCGTGGTGTAGGTGTACTTAACGAAGCTCTCCGGGTCATTGACCAGGAAGCCGTACTCGGCCTCAGCACGGATAGCCACCAGGTTGTGCTCCCACAGGGAGACGAGCTGGCCGTTAATGGTCACCGTGGCCTCGGTCGAAACGTCGTACGAGATGCCGCCCACAGCACCCCACACCGCCTGCGACCAGTCACCACCCCAAGCGACGGTGTAGTCCGTACCGGGAGTGGTCGGGGTCGGCTCCGCGATGTGGTCCGACATGAAGGTCGGACGGCCGATCAGGCGGCCGGGGCGCACAGCGTGGGTGGTGTCCGCCAGCGGGGTGTCCACGTACAGCGGGCGACCCGTGGTGTCCAGCGCCGACAGGAAGTCGGGCTCAACCACGTCATCCAGGGCAAAGCCGGTCAGGCGCTTGCCGTCGTCCACCAGCGCCTTGAGACCTGCGACCACTCGGGTGTGGGTGTTGGTGGTCGAGGAGCTGGTACCCGCCAGGTCCACGGACTTGGAGGTCATAGCCAGGTGGGTATCGAAGGGGCCACCGCCAGCGGCGCCGTCCGGGCCGCGGTCGTACAGGGCCGCCAGGTCGAACGCCAGCGCGAAAGCCTCGGCAATCTGGGGCCGCAGGAGCGACATGTAGTTGCCGGGGTTGGCACGCACGACTTCGGCGGAGACCACAGCGATAGCCGCAATCTTCTCCGGCTTGATGGTCTTGAGGCCAATGTCGGCGTTGCTCGCGGGCTTCTGGCCGCCTTCCGACACCCAGCCGGCCTGCATCTTGCCGGTCACGACCGGAATGTTCTGGCCGTTGATGCCCAGCGGAACGCGCGAAGTAAGCTGCTGGACGACGGAGACCTTAGCCGCTTCCTCGAAAATGTAGCCGGACATCTCCGGGGTAAGGAAGCCGGAATCGAAATCCGAAGTCTGAGTCGGCGCAGTAATCGCCATCTATTTGTTCTCCTTAGTTAATCCCAAGCTTGGCCTTGAGACTTGCAAGCAGGGGGTCGCCATTAAGCGGAATGTTGTTGTTGCCCGAGCCCTGCGAAGGATCGACCGCCCGCACCGGGGATTCGGTATTACCGAAAAGGCCCTTAACCTCCTGCGCGTGCGCAGTAAGCTCCTCGGCGGTGCTGCCCTTGAGCAGCGAAGCGAACTTGGCGAGGTACTTGGTAGGAATGTCGGCCTCGATAGCGGCGTGAAGCTTGAGCAGTTCGACGTTCTTAGAACTGAGTTCGTCCTCAGTCGCGCCAAGCTTGTTCTGGAGGTCAGCAATCTGACTCTCGAACTGGGTCTTGACCGATTCCTTGGCCTCGTTGACCGCTTCGTTCTTCTGAACCCGGAACCGGGCAGCCTCCTGACGAGCCTCCGCAATCTCGTTACGCGCCCACTCGGGCAGCGCATCAACGCTCTTAACGGACGCCAGGTCCGCATTCTGCGTAGTAGCGGGAGCCTCCTTACCGGTGCCGTTATCGGCGCCGGTTGCAGTGCTGGGGGTGGCAGTCTCGGACATGAGTTTTTTTCGTCTCCTGGACGTGGAAAAGCAACCCGCCTGGGGTGCTAAGGGGAATCGACTACGCGGCGATGCCTGCGTAATCTGAGATAGAAATGTCGCCTCGTTCTAGGCGACGACGAAGCGCGTTGATCGCTTCACGATTGAAATTCTGGCTGCGGGCTTTGCCTGATCGAATAAGCTCCGCAGCCTCAGTGGATGCGGCCTTCCACAGCTCTAGCGCACGTTCGGCAGCCTCACGGCCCGGCCAGTCAGCGGAGTAGACCGGGACGACCTTGCAGTCACACCCTGGATGCCACTCCGACATGTGATCGGACACGTCCTCGCCCGCCGCGATCATCGACTCAGCGGTCTGGTCCGCCAGGTCCAAGCCCGCGGTGTCCGCGCTCATGTACACCGGTCCACGCGAAATCAGCATCAGGCACCACGCACAGGTCTCCCGACCTGTGGCAACCCGAGCCCATCCACGACGCACACCTCGGTCGGATTCGACCGCTTGGATGATCTGACGGCGCCCGCCGTTCTCGACCTCTCGAACAGCTTGGCGGGCAAGAGCACCCAGTGCCTTCTCGGTGGCTTCCGCCTGGGAAATCACCTTGCGCACCGGGTCCATGCCGCGAACGAACTGGTCGAATGAGTACGGAACGAGGTCTGTGTCGTGTCGAGGCAGATCCGGGCGCTGTCTGCGCCGCTCCTCGTCAAAGAACCTCCGGGCAAGTTCGGCGGCTTCCTGCCGCCTTGCCTGAACCTCAGGAAACAGCACCTCCAGCAAGCGAATCCACTCAAGGGGTGCTAGCTGGGGGATGAGGAACAACTGAGCGAGCTTGGCTACGAACGTGGCTACGGCAGCGGAGATAACAGCCTGTTGGGCGGCGTACTCATCAGGTGTCATGCCGCCTCGCTGGCCGGCTCCTCGGCCGGTGGCTTAGCGGTGGGAGGCCGGCCTATCGCGTACATGCCGGCGAGCTGGGCCATAGGATCTTCTTCCTCGTCCCACTGCTTCATCTGGCGGCGTTCCTCGACCGTGTAGCCCATATCCATCCGGGCACGTTCCTTCGGGATCACGCCTGTGCCGTTCGCGTAGAGCTTGGAAGCGGCATCCGCCTTAGCGGCGTACGTCGGCGTGCTCGGATCGCGCCAAATCGCCTCCAGCCGGTACATCTCCGGTGGAATGTCCTTGCCGCCGTTCATCACCTTCCAGGCCACACGCATCACCTGCTCCCATGCGCCGCCGAAAAGCTTGGCCTTGTGTTCGCACTCTGTGACGAGCCGGGATTCGGACGCGCGAATGGCCTCCGCTGAGGCCGGATTGTCCGACTGCACCGAGAGGTACTGAGGCGGTAGGCCGGTGTAAGCGGCAGCCTGCTTGGCGACCTCCTGCAATGCTTCGGTGAAATTCCGCAGCTCGGCAGCGGAGAACTGCTGCGCCTTGCCCTCGGGGTCCTCGAACCCCAGGATTCGAGCAAGGTACGCATCGAATAGCTGCTGACCCGTCTCCGGGTCAACGCCCAGATCTTCCTTTTTCACGCCGAAAAGCAGGCGCTGGGGGACGGCCATCAGCTCTGCTGTGGCCTGCATATTCATCATGATCCGGGCGGCAGCGTCGGTGACGCTCCTAAGCTCCGGGGTGATCTCGGACGTACCTACCAAGTCGCTGATGCGGATTCGGTTAGCCAGCGGCACCACCGGGACAATTCCCAGGTTGTGAGGCACGGACCCGACCAGAGCCCACTGGCCGCCGTCGCGCTGCCACATCACGGTCTGCAACGGCAGATACAGTGTGGCCGCGATGACCTCATTGCCTTCCTCGTCCTTGATAGCGCGGATGGCCTGCGTGATCTGACGAGTCCGCGGGTCGATGGTCGCGTACAGCGTCGTCGGAGACTCCACGCGAATGATGGGGACCTTTGGGTCCCAGCCGATATCGACCTTGGGATCAGGCGCCGAAATGGTCACATACGACCGACCGTGGACCAGCGCCTCGGTGTGCCCTAAGGTGGACTCGACATCGAGGTCGTTCATCTGCCACCACGCCCACAGCTCCTCGTCCGCCTCCTCCTTGCCGGCGATTCGGAAGCCCTCAAGCTCCAGTCGCTCGGTGATGGCGTTGACGTACAAGCGCGGATAACCCACATTTGCAAGCAATGTCTGCATCTGGGGTGGCGTAGCTACGCCGATAGCAGCAGGTCGCCGCTCGGATTCGTAATAGGCTGTGTTGTCGCCTAGATCCTGTTGGGCTTCCTCGAACTTCTCCAGCAGCTCATCTCTGGCCTTATTGATATCGACCGCAGGCTGAGGCGAAGTCATCGAATAACCACCGCCCTTCCTGAACGGTTCTTCTTACTCATCAAGAACTCCTGTCGCGCGCCGAAAGCCAGGACCGCGCAGACAGCTGCGTCTATCTTTCGAGACGAGTCCTTGCTGGCCTTACGAATGCTGATCGCGTCGTAATTTGTTGGATGGCGCTTAGCGTTAAGCACGTGTTGTCTGAGGATCAGGTTCCCGTCGTGGGTAAGCTCGCCCTCCAGCACGGCGTCAAGGAAGCGCTCGCAATCGAGTGCGAATCGCTTCTGGTTACCGCGCATGTCGAACGCAATCGGGTGACCGGGGGAGGCGTTGACCTTTATCCGCTTCTTGAAATCGCGGCTCCAGGCGTCCACGTACGCCTCGAATTCCTTCACATCGGCCCTGAAAGCCACCACGTCGTACCGCTCGAAACACGACCTGACCGTCGCGTCAACCTCGTCACGGGGGACCTCTCCGTTGTGGTGCAGCTCTGGATTCCAGGCCCTCACCAGGAACAATGCGCTGTCCTCGACGCGGCAGGCCACCAAGGCCGTGTGGTCGGAGGACTTAGACCCGTCGAACCCCAGAGTGATTCGATCCTTCGGCTCCAGCGGGCGGATCTTGCGGTCCTCGTTCGGGCCGACTGCATCCCACTCATACGGTGCGATCCACGAGTCCTCGGAGGCGTTGATCTGGTTGAGGAACTTGCGCCGCGACTCGGTGACCGGGTTTCGCGTGTCCAGGACCGATTCGACAATCGTGTCTACCGGCAGCCACACCGAATCGCCGCGGGCAATCTCGATGCCTTCGCGGAGCTTCTGGAGTCCCAAGGCGAAGCCCTCGGGGTCTTCCTTCTCGGCAGGGATCTCCGAGACCGGAGTGTCTGCGGGAGCCTCCAGGGCGTCGTACAACAAGCCGACATCGACCGCTTGGCCGGACTCGATGGCCTGCCAAGCCTCGTAGTCACGCTCGGCCACCGAGTCTTCGCCGGGGACGTGCGCGTTACAGATACTCAACACGCGAGAGCCGGGGATCTTGGTTACGTTGCCCTCGATGACGCCGGCCATCTCGTGACCCTGGACATTCTCAAGCCACCACTGCGTCTCGTTGCGGATGACGAAGGTCGGCCTATTGCCCTCCATCGAATGCGGGGACGAGGTAACCGCCTCGATCCGGCCGCCCTGCTCGGAGTAGATGATGGTCTTGTTTACGTCTAGGCCGTATTCGTCCTTAAGTCGCTTAGAGACCATTACCGGGAACAGCGAGAATGTGTTCTTCGTCTGCTCCTGGCTAACGGCGGCAATCTGAATCCACGCCGCGTGACGCGGCTTGGCAATCGGCACACCATTGTGGGTGAAGTGCGAAAATGTGACAGGCCCGCACAGCTCCACTAATGCCAGCGCGGCTGCGAACGGGTCCTTGCCCCATCCCTTCATTCGACGCAGGACACCAGCGCGGTAAACGAATCGCCCCTGGTCATCGACTGCGTACCACCAGAGCAGAAACCTAGCCTGCTCCAGTGTGGGAATAAACGGCCCGCCTCCCTGCGGTGACTTCACGTAGGTAGCGAGCCAGTTAAGAATCTGCCAACCCAGCGTCTTATCCGGCAGATACCAGCTGCCGTCACTGCGCTTGCGCCAGGTAGGGCCAATGAAATGAGCCGGAGCCGGGAGCAGGTCGTCGGGGTCATCCACTCCCGTTCTCCTCTCAATCGTTTACGTTGTAGCGGTGACCTCCGTTGAGGTAGCCGTGAATGTTCGACACGGCGCGAATCGGATCACTCCAAAGCGGGAAATTGCACACGGCGTCATTGGCGTTGCACACCGACCGGACTGGAACATTGAATCCGGCACGAGGTCCGGTCATCGAAATGCCGACCACGGACACTCCTCGCAAAGCGTGCTCCACTCCACCGGGCCGCTTAGGGTCCGCGTACAACACACCCGAGATTCGCCGCGCGTGCGGCCCGTCGTCAAGAATTTCCAGAGCGTCGCCAGCAGCACGCGCACCTTCGCTGTACCCCTTAACTACGATGTGACCGCCGCAAGCCTCGGCGTAGGAATTCACCGCCGCGACCATGTTGTCTCGGCCTTCTCGAACTGAATCGTCATAGGTCACAGAGCCGAAAGGCCAAATCGAGGCCGAATACCGGACCTTACGAACATTGGGTCCGTAAACATCCCCGGCAGGATCTCCGTGACCACCCAAGCCGAATACCGCGACCGGTTCGCAGTACTGGGCGGCAGCAGCACCCTCACCGACGAGGGTGAAGCTGGCCGCAACGACTGCCGCACCGACAGCTGCAACCAGTCGTCGCATCAGGACTTAAGCGCCTTCACCTCGGCGCGCAGCTCCCGAACTTCCTTGAGCAGCTTGCCGATAGCCTCCGGCACGGTGTCGCCTCCCAGGAAGTCCCAACCGGGGAAGTCGGCACCGTCGCGGGTGTTGGGGCCGCAGAGCTGGTCCAGAACGAGGCCAATATTCTTGTCGATGGACTGGAGGCCGAAGCTGGCATCAACCTCGATGCCCAAGTGGTTCTTCCACTTAACACCCACTAGATCGTCATCTCCTTCTGCTTCCCCGTAAATACCGAGGTAGCCGCTTTCGAGCTTCTTAGCGAATGCGTCCAGACGGCGGTCACCCTCGATGAAACCGATCTGGTAGTGCATTTCGTCGGCGCGGCTCCAATCCGCGCCCCAATAGACGGTGCCCTCGAAAAGTCGCAGACCTTCTCGAACCTTGGCGATCCGATCAGCGGGCATCGTCCTATAACCCCACGGGTACTTAGGCGCGTTGATGTCGAGCGCCGTACCGCTGAGGTGGTTGGAGTTGGGTACGAGGTTTTCGGCCGACCAGCCCCACACCGGGGAACTGATCGGCTCGACGTTTCGGTGGTACCAAACCAGCCAGGCGCCGAGGATCGTCGCGGCCACGCCGGACCTAACCGGCGCAGTGTCAGTGAATGGGAGCCCTAGCAGTACGCCGGGAAGCACGCACTCGTCGCGGTTACACATTCTCCATCCGTTTTCGGAATGGGTGTATCCGTAAGCAGTGCGAAAACTCATAAGGACTCCAATCAGGTAAAAGACCCAGCCCTAACGAGAGGACTGGGTATGTCAGGTCAGGGTGGGTGGAGTCGAACCACCGGTGTCAAAAGACCACGGCTTTACAGGCCGCTTCCGCGCCATGCGGTCACCCCGGAGAGGACTAGCCCTGGACCAGGAGAGTCCTGGCGGAACTAGTCATAGTGCGCCGTTGATAGCGGAGGTTTGCAACTCCGGCCCGCCGTCTTTCGGTTCCAGCGCATAGCGCGGGCAGTGGGGCGCGACAGACATGCGTTTTAACACCTAGCCTTGCGCCTGCCGCCTTACCGTGTATATCGGCCCCACGAGCGGAAGTCAGAGGAGTCGAACCCCAAGCCCGAAGGCTCGCACGCGCTAGCAACGCGGCCCGGTACCCCCCATGTCCCGGATTGACTTCCTGGGGGAGAGCAACCCCCGGCTGCCGTAGCTACACCGAGGGCCAGACCGGCTGTCAGAGATACCTCAGAGGACCAGTTCCTTGCTCAGCGGAGGGTGGAGGACTCGAACCCCACGGTTTCATCCGTCCCCGGTATTCGACGCCGGTTGCCGACCATTCAGCGGCACCCTCCATAAACCCGGAGCCATAGACACCGGGTGGTATGCACGGTTAACGTCCTGTGCTCGACGGAGCTTCGGCGAGTCCCAACCTCGCGGATTCACGGTAATGCTCAACCGTCCCCCGTCGCGATTGCTAGGGACAACCACGGGGGTCTGCTCGTACTATCCCCAGCATCAGAGCAGCAAAGCACCCCACCGAGGACTCGAACCTCGATTACCTGGTCCAGAGCCAGGCGTCTTGCCGATTAGACGAGTAGGGTCATGGCACGGATGACAGGACTCGAACCTGCAACTACCGGCTTTGGAGACCGGCGCCCCTTCCCGTAGGGCTCCATCCGCTCGCACCTGGTGCCTGCCGTAGCTACGAACACCAGGCCGGCTAGCTGTCCGCTTGACGCAGAGGACTAGTCCGGTTCTTAGCTGACGCGGACCCAGGTCACTGGGCCGCCGAGTACGTTAGACCCGAGCGAACTGCTCGCTAGCGCTTGGACCTTCACGATGTCGCCGGTCGAGACATTCGCCTGAGCCGACAACGAGAAGTCCCGCACCTCTCGCGCCGGCACCGATGTGCTCGGCTGGCTGGCGATGACCTGGCCGTTCAACATCATCCTGAGCTGATACGAGCGAGAGATTGAGCTAGTGTTCTCGATTCGGATGTTGCACGCTACCGTCGCACCGGTCTTGGCCTGCGCGACCACCAGGCCGGTGGTCGAGTCGATCACCGAGCCGGGGTAGGCCGGGTCCGGCGACCAGTTCGGGATGTCCGCGAACGAGGAACCAAGCGTGTGGTTGCCGTTCTTAATCATCGACACCGGAACGAACGACGAATAGACCAGCGTGTCGCCTGCGTAGATTCGTGAGGCCAACAGGTCACCGCCGTAGAACCTCAACGGGGCAACGTCTCCAACGCGAATGGGCATCCGGTCACCCCACGATCACGTACAGCGTCGTGCTCGGCCGGCCAGCCCCCAGCGCGTCGTACTGCGCCTGCGTCAGGTACACCACGTCGGCCTTGGAGTTGAGCGCAGCCTGTAGGCCGTCCACCTCCGAAATCGTGTGCGTGTGCGCGGTGGGTGGCCGCGAGTTCGACAGCCGCGGGTCGTTGCCCTCGCAGAGAGTCCCGGTTGTCGTGCCGATCATGGCTCGGACACGCGCCGGCGTGAAGTACAGATTCGCCGCGCCCTCGGGCACTGAGTCGGTAGACCCAGGACTAGGGCTTATCTCGACGTAAGCAGTACCGGACCATCGGTAGATCAAGCCGGTATCTACGGCGACGTAGATCTTCCCGCCTTCCCCGGTCGTCGGGAAGTCCGTCAGCGCTGGGGCTTCAACCACATCGTCCACGTAGGACGGGAGATAGGTTGACGGGATCATCGCCGAACCATCAAGCGGGGCATAGCCTCCCGGCTGGCCCTTTTCGGACACGGACTGCATCCCGGTCACCGCCTGCTCGGCTGCGTCGGCGGAAGCCTGCGCAGCGGTGGCGGACGCCTGTGCCTGCTGCTGCGCGTTAACCGCGAGGTCCGCGTAAGCGTCAGCGAGGTCTGCGGCCAGCTCGGCGCGCTCGGCGTCGGCAGCCGCGCCGGCCAACGCCGGGACCGTGGCCCTCTCCGTGGTGGAGTCCGACATCAAGAACACCAGGTCGTTACCCGAAGCCGAAACATCGACCACCGAGCGTCCTGGCGGACCATCGTCGCCCTGAGGCCCAGCGGCGCCGGGGATCGAGATGATGTGTCCCACCGGAAGATCCGCGGTGCCGATCAGCGAGCCTGTAGGTGAGCCGACATAGGAGACGGCGGGAACGCCGTCAGGCGGGAATCCGCGGAGTCTCATCCCTGCCGCCTCACAATCCCGATACCAACAGGGTCACCACCGGAGGTGACACCTTCGGGTCGGAAAACCAAGTGCCAGCCCGTGCGGTCCGGGATTGCATCGGCAAGCTCAGGCGCGACGGCCAACGAGGCTGTGTCACCGGTAATCGTGAAGTCCCAGCGGACCTTAGGGACAAGATCCACGAACTCGAAGAACAGCTCGCCGGGCGGAAACGGCACCGGAGCGCCCGTTTTGGAGATGTTCTGGAAGTTCCAGCGGAAGTGGCGACCACGGGTGAGTACTAGTGGGTCTGAGTCAAGCGGAATGCCGATAACCGCCATTGGCGGACCCCTTTCATAGCTGATTGGTGACCTGCCGGACGGAGGAGACTGGGGAGGTAGCGGACCCTGCTACAACCCCGCCCGGCAGGGAATCAGTCGCCCGACTGGGCGAACTGCTGGCGGAACATCTCGGCCACGTCGATCAGCTGACCTTCGGCCTGGTTCCGTTCAATCTCCATCCTCACGCGCCGCCGCGACCCCTCGGAGACGAGAAGGTCTGTGAGCATCGAATTCACGGCAGCCAGAAGCTGCGAGGACGGGCGTCCCGACTTGACCAGGATGTTTGCGAAGTGGAGAGCGAACCTCGCAAGCTGCCAGTCGGACGGCTCGTAGTACTGAGACTGTGCCGAGTCCTTAAGCGACTCGTAGAAGTCCACGATCAGCGGGTGCGGGTCCTCGAGACCCAGATCCGGCACGGCCACCGGGCCGATAGCCGGTACCTTGTCGATCTCGCCGTACTCGGTGGTGTTACGACGAACGCGCTCATCAGAGCGCTTCGGCACTGGACCGCGAGTGCCCACGTTCAACCTCCTGGGTTAGTACAAACAGGCGCCTGGCCTGTACGCATCCCTGGATGGCGTTCTGTGGGGCGAATCCTCCGGGATCGTAGTTCCCGCCTCCGGGCGAGACCTTCGGCGGACGATTTCTTGGCGTGACACATCGAGCACGCAGCTCGAAGGTTGTCGGTGGAGTGGTTATCTCCGGGGGTGATGTGATCGACCTCGGTTGCCTTGCGGAGGCAACCTCTTAGGGCGATCTGACACTTCCAGCGGTCCCTCCGAAGCACCTGGATTCGGAGGGACGGCCAGTTGGCAGGGAGCCGTTGGCTCCTGTCGGAGGAGTGCCAAGGCATTGGGACTCCTCAGGATAATATAGTTATTATTATTAATAGCGGCCCCTGAGGGCCGCTTAATTACTTCACTTAGTAGGAGCCCCTTAGAGGGCTCCTCTAGCTACTTCATGCGGCCCCTTGGAGGGCCGCTGAATGGAATCATCCTCAGCTCACCCCTCCGTTTGGTTCCCCTCTCATAGTGTAGTAGGTGTTACTTTTCGAGTTCGGGGCCGATTTCACCCTGATTTGTGACTAGGATCACTGATTGGATAGAATCGACCTGGGAAAATGCGTAAGATCTCGCCGTTGGCCGGCGAGGAAGGAGCTGGAGATGACGCAACCTTGGCCTCAGCCACAGGACCCGCGGGAGAAGATTGCGAAAGCGGTCCACTCCGAGGTCGTCGCAGGCGGCCGAGTCGAGAGCCACAGCGATTACAACGCCGTGGTAGTCCACGGGAAGAAGCCGAACCACGTCCTCCACCTAATCCTGACGATCTTCACGTGCTTCATCTGGTCGCCGGTGTGGATCATCCTCGCGCTCGTGCAGAAAGAGCGCCGGGTAATGCTCAGTCTGGACCCCTACGGGAACCTGGTTCGGCAGGTTCGCGCGTGACGTGCGATCTCTGCGACCAGCCCGCGGCTGTGGCTGTGGTTCACCCAGGAGCCAACGACGATGGACCGACGACTCTATGCGCTTACCACCTCGCTAGATTCGCCATAGACCTATTGGCCGGCTTTCCTGAGTTCGAGGAGGACGAGTAAGACCGCCCCTGGCTACGGCTGGGGGCTTTTCTCTGGGCTAATCGGCTTCAAAACCCGTACAGAACCTCCCGACCGCATTACCTTCCGATCCCGCGCCTACGGGCAGGGGTACACCCCCCTGGGTACGTTTCCGCAGGTCAGAGCCGGTTTTTGATGAGTAGGCGGGCCTAAGCGAGAGCTAAGCGCGTAAGCTATAACCGCAGGTCATCGCATGTTTTTGCTCAGAAAACCAGCACGCGAGATTGTAACGACGCAAAAGCCCAGGTACTCGGCGGTAACCTACTCGCAGGTAGCACACCCCACACTAGGCAGGTAAGCCTACCCTCACTAGTACCCCTAGCAGGGGGCAGCACACCCTAAAAGCCCAGGTCAGACGCATATTCCACCCTCTAGTGCTAGGCCCTAGCCCCACCTAGCTAGAGCCCTAGGCGACCCACCTAGCGCAGTGCCCACCTACGTAGGGGCCGGATATACCCACGTTGACCAGGGGAAACGGGGCGGAACTTGACACCTTTAAACGGTTTGGGTTTACTCATGGCGACAACGCAAACCACCGAATGAACGGAGTTCCGAATGATCACCTTGGTTAAGCCCGCCGATATCGCGCCGATTCCGTTGGGCGCGGCTGCAATGGCGAACGGCATCGAATTTGAAGCCGTTGAGCTCATGCGCAGCATGGAATGGGGCCGTACTGACTCCATGTTTGTGCTCCAGCTGGCGAAGTATGCCGAGGACGCGCGACTTGCGGCGCTGGAGTCGGACGACGACAACGTTTGCGACTTGATCCTTGCGGCCATGCACAAGGCGGAAGTGCTCCGTGCCGCGATACGTGAGGTTGTTGCCCGCAACACCCGCTAAGCGCGTGCCTACGCGACCCGACTTGCTCGGGCCGCTAGGGGACGTTCTTAGTCCATTCACCGAACCAACCAACCTAGGAGGTTGATCACTCATGCGTAAGTTCGTTGCTGCCGTTGGCGTGGCCGTGGGGTTGTTCGCGGGAGCTGGAGTTGCCAACGCGCAGTCGGTTCACACGCTCGAGTTCCGCACCGCTCCATGTGTCGAGGACATGCCGTGTTGGCGTGCTTGGATAGGGGACGGTCAAGTCGGGCCGAGTGCGCCCGCGTACATGTTCCTTCCTGAGGGCGCGTTGTTCGATGCACTGGCGCCGCTGTTCGGGTACCGCGCCGACTAGTCTCACCTACAACTGAATACCGACCACCCAGGACGTGCGTCCTGGGTGGTTTGCTTTGTGCCCTAGCGTGGCCGTACGCGCGCAATCCAAGCAGTTGGGCATATCCGCCTAGGGCAGGCGCGTGCAAGCGCTTAGAGCGGCACCTAGCGGGTTGCAGAGCACCAAACCTACTCTGACCTGCGGACTTGACACCTTTAAACCGATCGCGTAATCTGGTCACCAGTTCGGCACCGACGCCGAACGGCAGACCGGGAAACCGGTCATGATCTTCAACAACTACACAGAGTGAATCGGACAACGGCAACCGTTGCTAACGTCCAACGGCACACGCGGAACGGCGCGGAAACGTCAATCCCACGGGATACGGGCAGAAACGCCAGTGTGTGAGCGGGTAAACCGTCCCGCTACCAGCGCAAACACCCGATTCACTCGAACCGCTTGACAAGTTTAATCGGCAGGCGGTAAAGTAGTTCCCAGTTCGACGGAAACGCCGAACATGATCTTAGAAAATTCCACAACGGGTTACGGTACGGGCGGCCACGCTCCAACCTCACTCACCCGCGATGCGTTTCGCTAGCGGGTAGGTGAAACTGCGAGCAAGCCGCCAACCATAGCCCGAGTAGTTGACACCTTTAAACGGTGCCGCTACAGTGGAAACCGGCGGGGACGGAAAAGCGACCTAAAAGCTCGCAAGTACCGTCAACCGCGTGAACATCGAAAATCGAAAACGGGAAGTACAGCTAGGGACTGCGCAAAGCGGGCAAACCGTGAGCTTCGGCCTAGAAGGGGCTTCCTGTGAGTAGCAAAAATATACACCCAACGTCGCAACACTCCATAGTCGTCGACTAACCGTGCTTAGACAGGCGGGGCGCGTAGTTATGGCTGAAACGTAAGCGTGTGGGTGATCGGCCGGTTTTGTTGGTGCAAGACTTGACACATTTAGACACCTAACTTGTGTCACATAGGTTTGGTGGGTTCGATTCCCACACCGGCCACTCCAAAAACACAAAGGATTAGAGGGAGCTACTAGAAATGATCTGTCATACTTGTGCGTACGCGGCCAATTACGCGGACACGTCCGGCATGGACGCCGAACAGGAACTCTCGTTCGAGGCTTGGTGTGAAACCGTGGGTCGCATCCTCATTTTTGAGGTGGAGAACGCGAGCTACTACGACTGTGAGGCTTGCGGAGAGACCTGCATAGGTGAGGCGTACACCTATGAGCGGATCGGGTAAGGAATCGGTCGATGGAATTCACGCTAGAGCAACTGTTCAGACATGCCCGAGATCTTACGGGACCGGGCAGTGAAGCGAACGGCGAATATCTGAGAGCTATTACCGAACTGGTAGCTAGCTTTCTGCCCGGTGACGCTGAATCTGCGTATGAATACGTGAGGTTCTACATCACTAGATAGCCAATCCAAGGATTGAGCAAGAGGACACGTCTTGTACGTGTCCTCGTCCCAACTCTTGGCTTAAGGCTTCTGTCTCATCGGAAAAGGAAAGAAACAAACATGGCTCTGGTCAAACACTCGAAACGGACGCTTCGCACCCCGTGCCCGGATTGTGGAGCTATGGACCTTTATCGCGGGCACGACACCGACGTCTATGACGAATGGTGCGCAGAGTGTGGAGTGTCTGGAAAGGACATTCTGTTGAATAGGGACGGTTCGTTGCATGAGTGCGACGGGTCCGACGGGACCGACGTGGCAATGGTTGAGCCGCCTAAGGCGATTACCGGCGCCGCGTCCGGGTCTGGGCCGGACACGGCGCAGATGGCCCAAGCTTTCGAGCTGTTCCGGCAGATGCTTGCCCCCGCTATCGACCGTGACCAGGTGGAAGCTATCGCGCGGGAAGTCGTGGGACAAGTGGTGTTCCCGTACCGAACCGTCGTCATCCGAGATGACGTGCGGCGTGAGGTTGAAGGGTTCACGCACCGTCAGTTGGCCGACGTAACTACCGCGATCCTTGCGGGTGAGCACGTCATGATGGTCGGCCCGGCCGGCACCGGCAAGTCTTCGATTGCCGAGCAAGCCGCAGAAGCCTTGGGGCTGGAGGCGTACTCGATTTCTCTGTCCCCGCAGACTCCTGCAAGCCAGATCATCGGTTACATGCAAGCTACCGGCGAGTACGTGCGAACACTTTTCCGTGAGGCGTACGAACACGGCGGCGTGTTCCATTTTGACGAGATGGACAACGCGCACCCCTCGGTGCTTGCAGTCATCAACGCCGCGCTTGCGAATGGCCGTATGGCTTTCCCGGACGGGATGGTCAAAAGGCATGATGACTTCCGGTGTGTGGCTTCCGCGAATACCTATGGTCGCGGCGCAACTCGTCAATACGTCGGCCGCCAAGCTATCGACGCGGCCACACTTGACAGGTTTACAGTAATCACCATCGAATATGACGAAGCATTGGAACGTGCTTTGTGTGAGGCGACCGGTGTCACTACCTCGACCCTGGATCGGGTGTTGGGCATGGTGCGGAAGATGCGTAAAGCCGCCGAGGATAGCGGCTTGAACGTGATTATCTCGCCGCGTGCGTCGGTAGGTATGTGCAAGCTCTTGGTCGCCGGGATGGATTGGGAGGCTGCTGTGGAGTCTCGGTTGCGTCGCGGGCTGGATGACGCGACGTGGCGAAAGCTCAACGCCTAATCGGTAGGCATCATCCCCGGAGCAGTCCGGGGGTGGTGCTGTCGAGTAGGAAGGTTAATCAATGAGAGTCCTTGAGCACACTGCTAAGGAAACGGGATGGATGTCCTCAGCCACCGCAGAATTCGACTCACTGGAAGACCTTATTGTCAGCGTTGAGGAAAAGGTCGGAGAGGGTAAGGTCCGAATTCGTGAAAATTTCCAGCGGGTTTCCACAATGTCGGAGGCTTGTGCCTTGGCACGTGAAGGTCTGCCTGACCTAGGCATTGAGGCAACGTCAGTTGCCAATGCTGAATTGGCGGCACTGGAACGTGAGGTAGAGTTACCCAGTTTCTCGTCGTATTATGACGTATCCGGCGCAGACGTGGATGTTGCCAGGTATCTGTCTGGTGAGCCTGATTGCATGATCAACTACCAGATGGTAGAGACTCCGCGAGTCGGCCGTGTTATCACGTTAGTGGCTTGCCTCGTTACATCGGGAAGTACCTCCATTAAGGAAATCAAAAGGCATGGCACAACACTAATGGCGTTGTCGCTGGCCTTAGAGAAAGTCGGGTTCCAAACCGAGGTCTTTGGTGACTTCTGCACCCACGGCCCTCGATTGATGGGGCGTGTCAAGGTTCGCATTAAGGGGCCTGGCGAAGAATTCGACCCAGGAAAGATGATGTATGCGTTCACTCACCCGTCTATGAGTCGGGCGCTCATGTTCGGAGGAATGCACCTACTCCCAACGCCGTACAAGGAAGACATAGGTGTCGGCGGGAGCTATGGGTGTATCACACGGGAGCCACCGCTAGAGCCGGTGTATCCAGAGGGGTCGATCTTGATCCAACCGAACATGAATTCCTACGGCGGGAAGCGTGACCTTGTGAAAGAGACCCTTACCAGTCTCGGAATCATCTAAGCGGTGGTGACTCGAGTTGGCTTAGCGGCATCACTGCCGCTGAGCTTTCTTGAATCCCTACCAATCTAAGGAATCAACCATGAACATCATTTCTCAAGGGGACTACTCTGCCCCGGACACGTCTACGTCGGTTATCGACCTGCTGACCGACACGGAAGCCTTGGCCGCGTTCCACACCGCGAGCCACCTTGCGACCGCGCGTGACTTGCTGGAACGTGCGGTTGACGCGGACTATGCCAGCGACCACACGAGGCTTCGCGGGTTGTGGCACCTTGCCCAGGATCTCTTGCGAGACATGGGGTACCTGATCAAGATCACGGCGTCGGTGGCCGGGCCGGGAGGCCGGCCGCAGTACACCATCGTTGAGGCGGTGAAGGCATGAGCCTCTACCGCGCGGTGGTGGTGTTCGATGACACCGTGTTCATGCACCGGGTCCACGTGCGCTACGACGACAACGACCCTCACGCGATCATCGCTATCTCGCCGCCGTTCCTGCGGCCCGAGGACAAGAAGGCCGTAGACGCGGCAATCAACTCGGTCGGGTTTCGTGTCGTCGGCGGCAAGGGATTGCCTAGGGGTGAACGTATCGTCACTCGAAAGAGTCCGCATCGGTGGTTCAACCCAGAGACCAGAGAATGGCACTCCACCAAACCCAAGGCTTGAGTGAGCATGACCAATAAGCGCCCAATGCAAACACTGTGGGCGGCTGGTGAAGATCCCAGCGGCCGCCCGCTCGCGCTGGTTGTCTATGACGACCGTAGTTTTGAGTACATTCCGCACGAGGAATTCTAAGGTATGAGCATCGTAAGAGTGCTCGTTAGATCCCGCACCGGAAGCGACTTCCCCGCGGTGTACCAAAAGACCTCGGGTGAGGTTTCGATAGTCACCGAGCATGAGCACGGGTATAAGTCCGCGCACCGAGCTTTGGCAAGGTATGTGCTCGGCGGCCCAGTGTTCCAGGTGGAACACCTGACTTGGATGACCATTGAGGGATTGCGAGTAGTGATGACTTGCTGGAAAGAGGAGGAGTAAGGCATGAAGGTTGTGAGTCTGCACTGGACGGAAACGGTTGAGCATTCAGCCGCCGTCATCGTTCCCGACGATTTCCAGCTGACCAACTACGAGGAGTCTGAGTTGGAGGACGCAGTTCTTGAGCTTACACAGGATACGTATTACGCCTGCACTGATCGCGGCGATTTCTGGGTGGGACGCGAGCTTTCGTCCGCAGTGGACGCAGAGGAACTGTTCCCCGACGACGCGACCGAGTAGCGTCGGGACATGCTAGAGGCATGAAACGCCTGGTTGACATGACACCCGAGGAGAGGGGCGCCTGGCTCACGCGGCTAGGCGCTCGGCTCCGACAGCTCGCTCGTAGAGCGTGAACGTACCGCTCGTGAAGTCGAGGAGATTCGTCAGCAACTTAGGGAAGCCGAAGCTAGGTTAGGCAAGACTAACGAAGGCATCGACCACGTACGGGTCGCGCTCCAAGACTTCGACCCGAAGGAGCTGGTCGCAGTAGGTATACGACTGCCAGAGTCCAACAGATGTGACTGCTGAGTAACATCGGGGCTGACGTTACACAATGTGAGGATTGTCACGTTTGCCCAATAGCTAGGACGATCCTTAGCTAAATTACAGCGCATCTGCGGTAACTTCTCCTCCTGTTAAGGGAGGACTTAGGGGAGGCGCGGTGCGCTGCCTCTCCTGGGGTGGCTCAAGTTCTCACAGGGAGGTTCTTGACACATGGAAACACAACAGAATACCGTGGTAAGGTTTGACCACCTTACCGGACGGGGGTTTAGTTATGAGAAACGAACATACGATTACCCGCAGCCGTAAACGGCAACCGATTGCCCCCGCCGACGTGGCGGCGATGAAGCGCGGAGGCATGAAGCCGTCCGCAATCGCCAAAGAGCTAGGCGTCTCACGACAGCGGATTTACCAGATTCTCGAGGCATTGAACGACGAGTCTTTGTTGACTCCGCGTGAGTACGTTTTGCGTAAACACTTCCCTTGGAAGATCTCCGAGCAGTTTTCCCACGCGGCGCCTGTTCTCTTGATCAGAGACCACGGGGAGTACATGGCAACAGGCGGTAAAGGTATGCCTGAGCGCAAGCTTAAAGCCTTGAGAGGGTTTTATCGACGGCTGCGGGAAAGCAACACGGTGGTTGTGTTCGATCCCAGTATCCCGCCGATTATTGACGTGAGTGCTCCGGGAGGCTTCGACTACGTTCCACGTACCGAGGAGGACGGAGACCTCTTGATTCGTGTCAATGAGTACACGAATCTCACGGATGAAGGAAAAAGGATTTGGCGCTTCCCGAAGCGGGAACCGTAGTTCCATCTGGTTCCCTCACTACAATCCGTCATCATTGGCTGAGCGCCGGTTGGTTCGGCGCTCAGTTTTACGTCTACAAAAGCGTTGAACTTGACGATGACGACGAATGGCTTAGACCGGTGCTAGACCAAACGAGAGACTTGGTCTTTGTTGGAAGTGTCGAGATACCGGACGAGAACATGATGTTTGGAATGGGGGTCTTATCCGCGTACCGACCGAAAGGTGGAAATGCACCGCAGCGTATCGCAATTAAACCAGTACCGAAGGTGCCCGCAAGCGTATAAGCTCGCGCGAATCGACCGTGTTTGGCAGCGGCCCGCGGCATGGCTCATCCAAGGGTCCGCCGTGCATGAAGCGGTGGACGCATGGGAGAAGTCCGAAGGCACCATGACGCTGTTCGAGGCCCAGGACGTGTACCGAGAAGCCTTCGCGCGTGAGTCGGCGAAGTACTGCGAGGAGACACCGAACTTCGAGTACTGGGCATGGTCGGGTCCGTACAGAGCCGATAGAGACTTGGAACGCAGGTTCCATCTGGGTCTAGAGCAGGTAGAACGCTACATCGCCTGGCGCACAACACACCCCGAGGAGCAGGTTTGGCGTACCCCGGAGGGTAAGCCGGCCAGCGAGCTTGAGTTCGACATCGACCTTGATGGCGTGCAGGTCAAGGGCTTTATCGACCTTGTGCTGACCGACGAGGTGAGGGACACCAAGACCGGCGCCGTACCCGGCGACGTGCTCCAGCTCGGCACCTACCGGGTGGCCTTAGCTAAGCAATTCGGCATCGAGGTGAACAAAGGTACCTACTGGATGGGCAAGTCCGGTAAGCCGACGTTCCCGTACGACCTCACCGAGTGGACAGAGGAGAGGGTGAGTGAGGAGTTCCACCAGCTAGAGGAGGCTATTCAGGCAGAGAGATTTGACCCCGATCCTGAACCGACGAAATGCCGATTCTGCGACGTTAGCGCGTCGTGTCCTCTTTTTTCGGCGTAGAACTTGACACCTTTAAGAGTGTGGATGGATGAGTACTGCTTTCGATGAGATGGAGTTGCCGGACGAGTGGGCCACGGACGATCCGAGCTTGACAGCGGCCGGGGCGCCGCACGAGCTGACCGGAATCCTCCGCGCGAAGCGGAACCATTGGCCGCACAGCGTTCTTGTGGAGTCGTTCAGCTTGGAAGGGCCGAAGCTAATGCAAGCCCTGACTTCCGGCCTGGGGCAGGAGGAGGCCGCCATTAAGGCAGGCCGGCCGATCCACAATCCGATCTTCCCATCTGACTACTAGGAGAGACGTGGACGAGTACGAGGACGACTACGAGATTTGGGACGAGGACGACCCTTGGCTCGATGACGAGGACTGGTACTACGACGACTATGAGGAATACCCTCCTGACGACGAGGAGTAGCCATATTCACACCACTACAGTCGCTTAACGTACGCGGCTCCGCGGGCGAGCCGTTGCCTACGGTGTGGCAAGCGCTAGAGAACAACGGGACAAGGTTTCACCAAGGTCAGCTTGTTCTAGTAGCGGCCGGTCCTGGTACAGGCAAGTCGGCTTTCATGCTGACGTACGCGCTGAGGTCCAAGGTGCCTACGCTGTACTTTTCGGCGGACTCCGACGCTTTCACGCAGACCTCCAGGGCGGTGTCCATTCTCATGGACTGGGACATCGACGAGGCCACCGAAGCGGTGCTAAGCAACGACCTCGGCGACGCCGAGGATGCGCTAGACCAGATCCCGCTCAGGCTCCATTACGGCGCTTCTCCTACGTTGGCCGACATCGAGGAGCACGTGGAAGCGTATTTCGAGGTCTACGACGTTTTCCCGACGTTGATCGTGATCGACAACGTAACCAACGTGAGGCTTGATGAGTCTTCTGACGAAGACGCTTCCGGTTCCGGCGGTCTGGAGTCGTTGATGCAATACCTCGCAGACATGGCGCGGCAGACACAAGCGTGTGTGATCGGCCTGCACCACGTGAAGGGTGACTACAACGACAATGACAAGCCGATCCCTCTGAGCGGGGTTAAGGGTCAGATCACAGGCGTTCCGTCAGTGGTGCTGACACTGCATCGGCAGTCGTCGGAGTTCGGGCCAGACAAGCTGATGGTGTCCACGGTCAAGAACCGTGGGGGCATTGCGGACTCATCTGGGCTTAGCCCGGCTGAACTCCAGTTCATCGGCTCCCGGATGCAAATCCGGGATATTTTAGGCGGCATAACTTGACATCTTTAAGCGCATGTCTCGACTGCCGGAAAGAAGGCTTGTCGAACAAGCGCAAGGTGACAGGCAAACCACCGCTGTGTGCCACGCATCGACGCGCCAGGAGAGCGGCGCGGCGTAACTACTCGTGGGAACGACATATCCAGGAGACGTATGGACTGACCCCGGACGAGTACTGGGCGATCTACGAGGCGCAAGGCGGAAAGTGCTATATCTGCCAGCGCGCTACCGGAGCTAGAAAAAAGCTCTCGGTGGATCACTGCCACAAGACAGGCATGGTGCGCGGACTGCTGTGTCAGAAATGCAACCGCGATGTACTTGGGCATCTAAGGGATGAACCCGACGCTTTCGAGCGGGGGATTACCTACCTGAAATTTCCCCCTGCGTTCGCAGTCATCGGCACTCGAATAGTGCCGGATCATATGGAGGTAGCGTGACCGATAAGTTCGTGAATTTGAACATCAATGTCGATATCGACGTAGAAGCGCTGGAGGCTGACATCGAGTCGGTGATTACTCGACACGTCGAGAAGGCGGTTAACGCCGCGATCCTCAATGCTAAGCCGGTCGCCGTAAGGAATACCTTCGAGAGTCTTCATGACGCTCCACGGAATTTCATTTACAAGGACTCGCAGGGGGATCTGTGGCGGTTCGGCGAGACGAGTGACGGCCACATGGATTGGACATTTGCGATGAAAGAGAGCACAAATGCGCTGAAAGAGAGCAATGGCGCACGTTGGTGCGAGTTCTTCGGTGATCCCGACGTATGCGGACCCTTCACCGTTTACAAGTACGCCTGATCGAACAATCTAAGGAGAGCACTAACCATGACCTACTGCTACAACAGCCTGTTCGACGTTCCTCGTACCGAGAAGGTTATCGACATCGACGGTGACCGCTACGAGTACCGGGATGGACAGTTCCACATGTTCCCCGGCCCGGCCGCAATCGAATGGGGCTTGCAGGAGCGTTGGTACCCGATGAATCATGACGATGTGATCATGGTGAACACCAGGTACGGAAACAAGTTCTTCCCCTATTTCGACAACCTGGACGATGCGCCGGAAGGCGCGATCATGATGTTCGTCCGTGATGTCGCAGCAGCATCCGAAGCGACCTACCACATGAGGGTTAACGGGCGCTACCTGTTCAGCGTTCAGCCCTCTGAGGGTTGGATTGAGGTTTCACGCCCCTGGTGCGGGGGGCTGTTCGTGCATACGGTGGCGCTGCGCGTCTAGGTGAAGGTATGACCGACGATCCGTTGATCGTCCGCGTTATACACCGGTACCACCCTGGGTGGCAGCCGCCGAGGGACACAGGCCGATCTTGGATTAGTTGCTTGTGTCCCTTTCACGCGGAGTCCCGTAGCTCCGCGTCGGTCTCGTACGAATACGATGCGTTTCGCTGCCACGGATGCGGGGTGAAAGGGGACGCGATAGCGATCATTAAGTCACAGGAGAACGTCAAGTATGCTGATGCCGTCCGAATCGCAGAGGCAATTTCTCCGGGAGGCGGCGACCGAGTACTACCGAAGCCTCGAAGGATCTCCCGCGCAAGAGTATTTGGAGAAGCGCGGAATCAGCCTGGCGGTGGCAGACAAGTTCGCTTTGGGGTACGTCGCGGAACCTAAGGTTGGACACGAGCGGTTCCAAGGGTTCTTGTCGATTCCGTATGTGCGGACTTCTCCGCTTCCGAACTTGGACCGTACCGTTGCGTCGATCAGGTTCCGATGCATCGAGGATCACGAACACAAAGGCCACGGCAAGTACATGACCCTGCCGGGCGACAGGCCGAGACTTTTCAACACAGACGCGCTGCTCAAGGGCAACTCACGGATAGCTATCTGTGAAGGGGAGCTGGACCCGGTGTCGGCCGACGCTATCGGCCTTCCCGCGGTGGGCGTGCCGGGCGCGGATGCGTGGCAGTCGTACTGGCGCCTGCCGTTCCTGGGCTACCGGGAAGTGTTGGTTCTCACCGACGGCGACGCAGCAGGCGACAAGTTCGGGGTCTCGGTGTGCAAAACCTTACCCAACGCAAGGGTTGTCCCTATGCCTGCCGGCGAGGACGTGAATTCGACTATCCAAAAATTCGGTAAGTCCGCATTGCTGGAGCGGATTTCATCTTAGCGAGGATGAATGGTTTTTATCTACACGCAGCCGGATTGTCACCAGTGCGAGAAGGTCAAGCGGTTCTTTGATGAGCGGGATGTCGATTACACCACTCGGGACATCTCCGAGGACGAGGACCTTCGTGACGACCTTATTGGTGCTGGTATCAGGTCGGTTCCAGTAGTTGTCTACAAAGAGCTGTGGCTGGTCGGATTCGACCTCGGCAAGCTCACTGAAATCGCAGAGCGCGTCGAGGCGGATAAGGAGAGCAATGACTGACGCCATCAACCCGCAGCACTACCAGTTCTCGAACGGTACCCAGCTCATCGACATCACCGAGAATTTGAACGGGAACGGCGCACAGGCCGTGCAGTACATCACCCGTGCAACTCGACTCGACGGCCGCAACAAGGCCGACACGGTGGACGGGCTGGTCGAGGACCTTAAGAAGGCTCGTTGGTTCGTTGACCGAGAAATCGGTCGGCTCAATGGGGTGGCGACTGACGACGAGGAGGAGTTCTGAGAAGGCACATCGTAATCGTCAGCGATATCCAGGCACCTTTCCACAACCGGAAAGCGGTTAAGTCGGTTATCCGGTATATCGTGAACACTCAACCGTCCGAGGTTGTTTTCATCGGGGATCAGCTAGACTTCCCCCAGCCTTCGCGGTGGTCGAAGGACACCCGCGCCGAGTTCGAGGGCTCGGTGTTTCGGGATGCGGAAGCGTTCAAGACGGAAATTCTGGAGCCGCTTAGGGCCAACTACGCGGGACCTATCGGTATGCACGAGGGTAACCATGATTCACGACCTAGGACGTATCTGGAGAAGTACGCCCCCGCGCTAAGCGGTAACGGCGCGTTCGACATGGCGACGCTGTTGGACTTCAAGAGGTTCGGGATCGACCAGCTTCCGACGTTCTATGACATCGCCCCTGGCTGGGTCTCCACGCATGGTCACAGGGGTGGCATCCGGCTGTCGCAGATCGCAGGTAACACGGCTCTTAATGCCGCTAAGAAGCTCAACAAGTCCGTGGTCATGGGCCATACCCACCGGCAAGGCATCGGCTCTATCACCACAGGTATTCCACCGCGGACCAAGACGCTTACAGGAATGGAGGTAGGCAATCTCATGGACATGCGCCAAGCCGGCTACCTCAAAGAAGGCGCCGGAAACTGGCAGTCAGGCTTCGGAATCCTGACCGTGGACGGTAACCATGTCCACCCCCAAGTCATCCCGATCAGTAACTCTCGGTTCATCGTGGATGGTGTCACTTGGGAGGTCTAGAACTTGACACCTTTAGAGACGGTGACGCTCTAGCGTCGGTGATCCGCCGAGCTGCCCGCTCGGTGTCTTACCAGTGGCCTGGAGTCGTGGAGGTCGATGACGTAGCACAGGAGATCTATCTCCGGTTGCTGGAAAGCCCCGGCTCGACTCGGAAGCTGCTGGAGATGGAGGAGGACGCCCGATACCGGGCGGTCATCGGTATCGGCCACCAGCTCGCCGCCCGTGAGCGGGACACATACGAGCAGTTCACCGCGAACTTCTTCTACTCGGTGGACGACGTAAAGAACCTGCTGTCCAAGGGTGCGCTGACCGGTGACATGAGCGGATACGTCGATGCTCTGATCGACCTCGATCACGGCATGAACGTTCTGATGATGGAGCACCCGGAGTACTTCACCGCTATCCACCTCAGGTACGAACACGCCGAGGTGCCAAGCTCCGGCCAGGCCAAGATGCGGCTTAGTCGTGCGCTTACAAAGCTCACCGACGAGATGAACCGATCCGAGCGCACCCGGTACGCCGAGCGCGACGACGGACCTGGCACCAAGCCCAAGGTGGTGGAGCCGGAGTGGTGAGCATTTTCGACGCCGTACTCAACGGTGGAGGCCGGATGGAGATGTACCGGTCCTGGCTGGTTCCTGATCTGTTCCCACACGAGAAGCCGGGACTAGTCGAGAACTGGTCTGAGGAAGACCGAGAAATGTACTGCGGAGGCGAATTTGTCCGAGACGTTTGAGGCGACGCTGGAGCTTAAGGAGGGTCGATACCCCGCGGCTCGAATGGTCATGGTCAACCCCGAAACCGGGGAGCGGCATTTCATTTTCCCGACCGAGTTGTTCAAGCTTGTCGAGGGAATCGGCTTTTCCGGCACCTGGGAGACGATCAATCGGGGCGGCGTCCTCGGCGTCCGCCTGGTAAATAAGAAGGAGGCTAATTGACCGAACCTAAGTGGGGACCAACTGGCGAGCTTGTCTACAAGCGGACCTATTCTCGCCCTAAGCCCGATGGCACAAAGGAAGCCTGGGCCGAGACCGTCGAACGGGTCGTAGACGGCAACCTTGCTCTTGTTGACCCTAAGTACCACCTCCCGTACGAGCGGGAAGACCTTATCCGGCTCATCACGGAGTTCAAGATCCTCCCGGCCGGCCGGCACTTGTGGGCCTCTGGCGTCGCAGGCAGGCAGTACCTATTCAACTGCTTCGTCTCCGGTTGGGACTCGGACGTAACCGAGCACTTCACGTTCACGTTCCTGCGCCTGATGGAGGGTGGGGGAGTGGGCGCCAACTACTCCAACCGTCTACTTGCGGACCTCCCCCTGGTGCAGCATCCTCACTCGGTAGAGATCGTGTGCGACCCTTCGCACCCGGACTATGAAGCCATGAAAGACGCGGGCCTGCTGTCGGAGCGGTACGACTCCGGCTGGCTGGGGTCGTTCGTGGTGGAGGACTCCCGTGAAGGCTGGGCGGCTGCTCTGGCCGACCTGCTAGATGCCTACCACCGGCCGGACACCGAGAACTTCTACCGGGTGTTCGACGTGTCCAACGTCCGGGCGGCCGGCAGCCGGCTCAAGACGTTCGGCGGTACCGCCTCCGGGCCGAGGTCGTTGGCTGAGATGCTGATCGAGGTCGGAGCAATCCTTGACCAGTGCGTCGGCAGTCGCATCGACGGATTGTCCGCGATGGCGATTGACCACGCGATTGCGAAATGCGTTGTCTCCGGTGGTGTTCGACGGTCGGCGCGTATGGCGATGATGCACTGGGACGATCCCCAGATTTTCGACTTCATCAACTGCAAGAAGGATGGGTTGGGCCACTGGACCACGAACATCTCAGTTGAGGTGGATGAGGAGTTCTGGGAGAGGGTCCGCGAGACAGGAGAGCGGTTCGAGCTTAGCCGGACAGCTAAGGCACGTGACGTGCTGGACGCGATGTGCGACGGGATGCTCCACAACGGCGAGCCTGGCTTCTGGGACTCAAGCCTGAGTAACGAAGGCGAACCTAACGAGGTGATCTGCACTAACCCGTGCGGTGAGATCCCGTTGGAGCCCTGGGAGCCGTGCAACCTTGGTCATGTCAACCTGGCTGCGTTCGTCAACGACGGCGCAGACGGCATCGACTTTGAGATCTTCTACGCCCACGAGCTGATGACCCGGTTCCTGATCCGGGCCACCTACGGGGACGTGAACGATCCCAAGCAAGCGGAAGTGCTTGCGCGCAATCGTCGTATCGGCGTGGGTCATCTCGGAGTGGCTAGCTTCCTCGCGCTCCGCGGAATCAAGTACTCGGAGGCATACACCAACGAGTTCTTCCGGTGGCTGCTGCGGCAGGCCGCCGACCGAGTGGACTCGGCAGCTATCGAGTACGCCCACCAGCTCCGCATCCCGGTTCCGGTGAAGCGCCGGACCGTCGCCCCCACAGGCTCTATTGCGAAGCTGCCCGGAGTCAGCGAGGGCATCCACCCGATCATGGCTAAGTACTTCATCAGGCGGGTACGCCTGAGCAAGCTCGACCCCGCACAGGTCGAGATGATTCGGGAGTTCGAGGACCAAGGCTACTTGGTAGAGGACGACTTGTACGCCGCCAACACCGCAGTCGTCGCCATCGCTACCAAGGACAACCTGCTCCAGCAGGTAGCCGAACGGTTCGGGGACGAACAGGCCGAGGAGATCGTTCAAGCCGCCAACGACTTGACGATCCGGGACATGCTTCGTTTCCAGGTGATGTACCAGCAGATCTGGGCTGACAACGCGGTGTCGTACACGGTCAACTTCGACCCCAACGAGGTCAGCGAAGACGAGCTTAGGGAGAACCTGATCCGGTTCGGCGGGCGGCTCAAGGGTGCCACCGTGTTCCCTGAGTCCTCGATGCCGCAAGCGCCCTATGAGCGAATCACCAAGGGACAGTACGAGGCTGCGCTTGCAAAGGCGGTAGCCGATGGCGTTGACGAGGAATGCGCTAACGGGGCGTGCCCTATCCGGTAAACATCCGTGGCTGATCCGCGGATTCACGATGGTGACGGTAGCTCACCTGCTGAATTGGCTGCCACCAGTTATCGACCCATACGCATGGGTCGGAAGACTCAAGGAGATCAATGGACAAGCCTGATCCTTTCGCCCGCCGACAGAACGACGAAGCCCAGGCCGAGGGCCAGGACGAAGAGGTCGCCCAGGCTCCCGAGCCCGCAGCGAAGAAGGCTGCACCGCGTAAGGCTGCGCCTAAGAAGGCCGCAGTCAAGACCGCCTCGGATGACGACGAGGACGAGACCGAGTTCCATCCGTTCACGCTGTCGTTGAAGCCGCACGGCGGCTTTGACGCCCCGATGCTGGTCCTCCGGGCGAAGTCGCTCGGGGAGATGGCAGACCTGCTGGAGGGTGACAACGCAGACGAGCTGATCCGATTGATGGACAACACCGCCAAGGCGGCCAAGTACTTCAGCGGCCAGTTCCCGGAGGCCGGACCTAAGGGTGGCGGAGGATCGCGTGGCGGCGGTAACGGTGGTGGTCAGCGCCGGCCTTACGGAGCCGGTGACCCTCCGGCCGACTACCCGCCTCTGCCGGCTGGCTGGACCTACAGGACCGGCGTCGGAAAGAACGGCAAGCCGTGGCACGCCTACGAGTCGCCGGACGGTAAGCGCCACTTCATCAACCAGAGGAACGGCGAATACTACATCGCTGACCCTCGCTAGGTCTCGAACTAGACAAGTTTAAAGACGGGGCCGCCGTCCGGCGGCTCCGCCTGGGAGGTAGCGAATGAAAGTAAAACTCGTAGCAGCCACCACGGTCCACGATGACGCTTTGGAAAGTGCCGGATACAAAACTCACACTCACAACTCGATTGCGAGCGTCAACTCCGCCGACGAGCTGGCAGAATTCGCCGGGCGGAATTGCTATCGGAGCTTCGACCGTCCGAATCCGGCTACAGCGGAGAACCGGGACTATCTGGCGAACATCATCAACCAGGGGCACGAGTCGGTTCTAGAGCACGCTTCGGCCACCTTCTATATCGAGGCATCTCGATCTGTTCTGACTGAGCTGAACACTCACCGGCATCTTTCCCGGTCGGTGGTATCGCAGAGGTACGTAGACGTTACCGAGTTGGGTTGCCACGTACCTCCGGCGATCAACGAATTGCCGGACCACCTTAAGTCACTCGCGTTCATCTATCTGGATGACGCAGAGGACCAAGCCCACCAGTCCTATCAGGCTCTCGTAAGCATCTTGGCTGAGGCTGGGATGCCACGAAAGAAGGCCCGTGAAGCCGCGCGGGCTGTCCTGCCGAACATGACGAATTCACCGATGGTGGTCACTGGGAATCACCGCGCATGGCGCGACTTCCTTCGCAAGCGATGGCACGTAGCGGCGGACGCCGAAATCCGTGAACTCGCAGGCTTGCTCCTGTCCGAGCTTCGGACTGTCGCCCCTAACACCTACCAGGACTTTCCCGACACTCCTTTCAGCTAAGAGGGCTAATGCAGGTAATCCGCAGTGAAGTCGCCGGAGATCCGGTCACAATCCATGTTGTCGAATCCGAGGATGATCTAGAGGGATTCCGCGACTTCATTCGCGGGAACCTCGATGTTCTCGGGCTGGATTCGGAAACTTCTGGTCTCGAAATTTACGCCGATTCGACACGGTTGAGGCTGGTCCAGTTCGGTAACGCTTTCGAGTCGTGGGTGGTCCCGGTCGAGGCCGGACCGCGATTCGCGGCGGACGTTGGGTTGGCGCTTAGGGGCGTCAACCGGTTCGTTCTCCACAATGCTTCGTTCGACCTCCAGGTGTTCGACAAGCACCTTGGAATCCCGATGGAGGATATGTGGCCTAAGGTCACGGATACACAGATTCTCGCGCATCTGGTTGATCCTCGCGGCCGTGAAGACGGCGGGTTCGGGCACAAGCTGGAGGATGTCACCCGGCACTACCTGGACAAAGAGGTTGCCGACAACGTTAAGACCCTGATGACGAAGCTAGCTAAGAAGCACAAGACCACTAAGGCTAAAATCTGGGCGCTCGTCCCGTTCGAGGACGAGGATTATCGGCTGTATTCCGGTATGGACCCGATCTTGGCTATTCGGCTTATGTACCGGCTTAGTCCGTTGGTGCCGCAGGTGTCCCGGAACCTGGTCGAGCAGGAACACCAAATTGCCGAGGTCTGCGCCATGATGGAACGGACCGGGTTCCTCCTGGACGTGGACTACACCAGGGAGCTCTCAGCCCGCCTGGAGGATCGAGAAGACTACTTCGTGTCCCGTGCAGCGGAGTTCGGGTGCGAGAACGTCAACTCGACGGAGCAAGTAGCGGACGTTTTGGAAGCCCGCGGCGAGAGGATCACCGAGCGGACGCCTTCGGGTAAGCGCAAGGTGGACAAGACCCTGCTGGGCCGGCTGGTTAAGTCTGGGGACGCCTTTGCTGAGGCGGTAGTGGAGGCTAAGAAGGCGCGTAAGTGGCGTGAGACCTGGGTGGATAAGTTCTTTCTCACCAGGGACTCGGAAGACAGGTGCCACGCACACATCAACGCGCTGAGGGCACGAACGGCTCGGATGAGCATCACCGGGATTCCGGCCCAGACGCTTCCTAGCGGTGACTGGATGATCCGCCGATGCTTCATCGCGGACGAGGGTCATTTGCTCGCCTCGGTGGACTACAAGGCCCAGGAATTGCGCGTACTCGCGGCGCTTTCCGGTGACGACACGATGCGTCATGCATTCGAGGTGGGCGCCGACCTTCACCAGATCACCGCCGACGCTTCGGGGGTGGACCGGAAGGTCGGGAAGATGGCGAACTTCCTCACCGTCTACGGAGGAGGCCCTGTTGCGCTGGCGACCCAAGCCGATATTGACGCAGGTACCGCTAAGCACGTTCTGGATGCGTTCAACCAAACATATCCAGGGGTGCTGCAATTCTCGCGGAAGATGGAAGCTGAGGCGCGCCGAAACGGGTACATCATCACTCCGGTTGGTCGAAGAATCCCAGTTGACTCCGGGAGGTTTTTCGCTGCACTGAATTACATTGTCCAGTCAACGTCACGTGACGTTACGTGCCGGGCGTTGCTTCGCCTACACGATGCAGGATTCACCCCGTACCTGCGCTTGCCGATCCACGACGAAATTGTCGCCAGCCTTCCGGCTGATCACGCCGAATGGGGAGCCAAGCGAATCGGACAGATCATGAAAGAGGAAATGCGCGGTGTCCTGATCGACACCGACCCCGAGGTCGGGGGTAGGTCTTGGGGTTCGTTCTACGTCAAACCTGAGGAATTGGCGTCGATCACCGATCCTTATCTCCTGAGGGCAGCTTGATGTTCTGGGATGAAATATCAGAGGTGATGCAGCGCCAATTTCATAGGGACTGGTTGCTAGACCACCTGGAGCACTATTGTTCTCTGCCACGACGATTCATTATTGGAGTTACTTGTGAAGATCACGACGGCTGACCTGTTCGACCTGGCAAAGATCATGTCGGACGCTTACGACGCCTCTGGAATCGACAACGGAGACGGAGACGTTGTGGAGTGGGTGGATCTGCTCCCCGCGGAGCAGGCAGCCTACGCGGAGGGTATCCGGGCGGTTATCTCCGAGTTGGAGCGCCGAGGTTGGAAGTCTCCTGAGGACGTTGAAAGCGCCGTGGGCGACGCTTTGGCTCTGAGTATGGGTGTTAGCGGCCATCAGGACCAGAACATCCGAGACGAGGCTATGCAGCATGTGTGGTTTTACTGGTTCGATGTCCCCGAGGGGGTTAGATACACGACCGCGGATAGTCTTTCAGACTCCAGCGGCCTCGTGTGGTTGAACATCGACGGTGTTCGGTACATCGAATGTGCCAACGGGAAGTTGGAACGGTGCGAAGCTCCTGATGCTGAAATGGGGCGTCCATCGAAATTCGTAGCGGTCTGAATTGACATGTTTAAGGGGAGGCTTCCGGCCTCCCCAAGGAGGGCTTAGTGAGTAGATACAAGGTTGAGTTCGAGGTTCCCCGTGCCCTGGTCGATGACGACCGTTGGCCCGAGTATGAGAAGGCGTACTTCAAACTCGCGCTTAATCAGATGTTCCAGCACGGATTCGTGGACCACACCGACGTGGCGGTTAGTGCTGAGCTAAGCGAGAAGAACGCGGAGTGCATGATCTTGGCTTACACCGGCGAGGTTTATATCTGATGGATGATCAAGAGTTTTTCGACCAGCTTTACCAGCTGTGGAGCAAGACCAACTCCGTCGGCGAAGGGTACTGGTCTGCCCGCGAGGATGAATCGTTCCCCGGCTGCTATGAGGTGGTCTCAGATGTAGGGTACGGTACGAGATTCATCGCGTCCTTCATGACCGAGGACGTTGCGGATTTCCTCGCGGTGGTACACACAGCTCTGCCAGACATCGTACGTCGGTTCAACGAGATGGCTGACGAGGCTGATCGGTTCCTGACCGAGCGTGACGAGCAGATCAACCGCGTGCTTGCCCTGGAGATCGAGAACGACGTACTCAGGGCTCAGCTGGAGGCGAAATCTTGAGCTGGCTCTTTCTCACACGATGCGAGACCTGTGGACACGCAATCTTCTGGGTAACAGACCCGCTAGGAGGGTGGTGGGCTCACATCAACATCAGGAGAAACGACCACTCGCCTAAAACGGATCGGCGCGTAGTCGAGGAATACAACGCGATGGGCAACCGTCTCGCGGTTGCTTGGGAACAAGCGGGGGAGGCGGCGTGATCTATAGCCATCTTACGAAACGACAATTGAAGAGGTTGGCTCGCGAATATGGGCGAGCTATGTCGAAGCATCACCGGGAGTACGCCGAGTACATCGGAATGGGGCTCAATAGCCTGGCGGATAGTCGCCTGCAACGCATCGACAAGATCGTGAAGACCCTCGGGGAAATCGGCAAAGAACTGGAGCTACGCGGATGACCGACACGAACTGGAAGGCGTAATGAACCCCGATCTTTACCCCATTATCTTCGCTATGTCCAACAACGAGCCTGATAGTGCAGGCGATTTCGCGAGCTTGCTTACCGTGCTTGGAATCCTGGTGATCGCTACCGGCTTTCTTGCGTGGACTGTCTACGACGAATGGAAGCACATGTGAGCCGGCCTACATGGGATGAGTACTTTATCGGCATTGCGCGGGCTGTAGCCGCCCGCTCAGACTGCGAAAGGGACAAGGTTGGAGCAGTCGCCGTTAAGGCGCATCGAATACGAGCTACCGGTTACAACGGGGCTCCTGCCGGACTTCCTGGATGTGCAACATGCCCAAGACGAGTTAGCAACTGCGCTCCTGGCTCAAGCTATGACAACTGCGTCGCTGTCCACGCTGAGGCAAATGCTCTGCTCCACGCCGACCGAGAAGACCTCGTAGACGCAACTCTGTACGTGACACGGGAGCCGTGTATCTCGTGCTCGAAACTGATTCAAGGTGCGGGAATATCCCGCGTCGTGACACCTAAGGATTTGATGTGATCAACCGTCATCTTGATGAATCTCTTAAGGCCGTTAAGGAATACGACCCCGTTGCGCTTTTCGCTATCGCTGTCGGCTTCCGGGCCGCCATCCTCGAGGTCGGAGAGGAGGGCGTCCGTCAGGAGGTTGAGAACTTCATCGACCGAGCCCTTGATTACTCGGTGGACGCTCTCGGACCGCTGATGTTCGGGGAGGTGTTCCCGGAACTTTTCTTGAGCGGGATTAATAAGCAGGGATCGAACTCGCGTTCGCGCTCGTCCTCGTAACCCTGGCGTTGCGCTTCATCATCTTCGGTAGCCTCCTCTAATAAAGGACCTCACTTGGTAACTCTCTTGCTCACTGCCCTTGCTATCGTCTTCTTCTTCGTCGGCGTGATCTCGCTCAGTATGTCCATTGCGGCGGCACGGGACGCGCTAAGCGACGCCGGTGATAGTAAGCTGTACACGTTCCTCTCGGTGGGGCTGTTGCTGGCCGGCTCGTTGTCGATGGCGGCAGGCGCCGTGGTGGTCGGAGGTGTCTGGTGAAGATCACCGCCCTTATCTCCGAGCTAGTGACAGTCCTCAAGACGGACGGGGACCTGGAGGTGGAGATCCCCGATTTCGGAGGCTGCTGCGCCAGCCTGGCTGACTCGGAGCCCATTGAGGATGTCTTCACTCAGACCGACTCGGACGGATCGTCCATTGTCCGCATCAGCCCAGTGAAGCTGGATCGCGACATCGTGTACAAGGGCTTTTCGGCCAGGTCGGCCCTCACCGATGTGACTATCCGTCCCCGGTAG